TCTTGGTTTACTCCAACTTGCCAAGCCTTAAGTCTTTCGGAACTTAACTGTATCAAGTTCTGGTGCATATTGAACCTTGCGACGGCGAACCTTGGGTTTACCTGAAACATTGTAAGTGAACAGTTTTCCAATTACCCGACTGGTTGCATTGATATTGAAAGTCTTAATACCTTTCTTAACAATGTCACCCATACCAAGTTTAGCAAACTCAAAAGATAAAGGATATTTTTCTGAGGCAGAATAGAACCAACGGGTAGCAATGGACATGAACCATCCAAGATCAACACCTTCAGCTTCTAAGGTATCCAAAGCATAAGCTTGAATTTCATCACCAACCATATTCTCGACAATGGTCAGATACTTAACCTTCTTGTATTCAATCAGAGTGAGAAATATGTAATTTAAATCGGTCTGAAGTTCTTCAAATACGAGTGGTGGTGGTTTAATCATGATTGTATTTGTGGCCTTTGATATAATATATAAGTATTTAACCCCTTGAAAAATAAGGCAAAAAGTATGACTTACCTTTATCAAAATGTTTTACAATACAGTGAAACATTAAAAGAATTAATTCTTAATACACCTGAAGAAGTTGTTGTTGTGTGTCGAGCTTGGAATGGTGAAACTTTTGGTACACCCGGCCACGGTTCTATATCATGGGTACAATCCGAAATTGATCGGGCAAAGGTTGCTATTGAGGCATACAAAAACTATCTATATCATTAATATATGAAAAGGATATTTCCATTCTTTCTTGGTGGGGAAGCACATAACAAAAAAGTTCCATCATCTTTGATGAATTTGGAAGCTATTTTCTTTCCGGTATATAAATCCGACTTTAAAGGTAAATTCATAAAAGTACCATACTATCTTCATACCTTTATTGGGGAGTATGGTGTTAAAACTTATGCATATGTTCATCATAATATTTCAACACAGGAAGTTTTGACCTTATATCATGAAGCCCTCAAACCTCTTTAATATTGTTTAAGGTAACAGGAATAAAAAATGATTAACATCAACACAACCCCTCTTTCACATTCTTTCTCTCCAACCTTATATTGGTTTTATAAAAACCGTAAATCTTATTTTGAATTTGAACATCCAGATTATGATCAAAATGGGTATCACCGAATCTATCACGTAGACCGGGCAGGGTATTATCGTGATGATTATATTATTGATGGTGAATGGGTTGGTGATTGTCAAGACTACCCAGAATCAGAATATGCATATCCGTTATATAACCATGTAGCCAATAAGTTTTATGAAGATATCGAACGGTTTGGTGACGATGGATTTCATATGATTGTGAAAAGGGGTGAAAATGCTTAATGTGTATCATAACCCTATCAAGGTTTTCTCAACACCATTTGGGTCAAAGCTTTACGGCACACAAACGCCAACAAGTGATACAGACATCAAGCACATTGTAATTCCACCCTATAAGGATGTACTTCTGAATCAGAAGTTGGTGAATGTTGTTAAGAAAACAAATCACCAAGAATGCGTTAGAAACTCTGTAGATGATATTGATGAAGAGTTTATCCCTATTCAAATCTTTGCCCGAGATTTTCTAAAGGGTCAAACCTATGCCCTTGAAATTGCCTTTGCTTATTTTTCAAACCCACCAGTTGTACATGATAATAATTATAGTTTTTATAACTTCATGTATGAACTTCGTCAACAGTTCTTGACATCAAATATCAATGCCATGGTGGGGTATGCCACGAACCAAGCCAACATTTACTCTAACAAGGGTGAACGATTGAATTTGATCCGTGAATTTATTATGATTGTTAAGTGGTATGAAAACCTACATCATGGTTCTACTCTTGGTGCTATCTACCAATTACACAAAGAAAGTTTTGAAGTCTTAAAAGAAGAGTATCCAAAATACTTTGAAGTTACAACATACAATATCAATGGCAATTATGGAGTACCAGTGTTCCGTGACTGTATCAAGATTTTCGGTAAGGTTTATTCTTTTGATACTGAAATTCCACACCTTATTGGTCTTCTGAAAAAGGTTGAAGGAACTTATGGTAAACGTGCAGACTCAGCAAGTGTTGATAATGTGGACTGGAAAGCCATGATGCACGCAATCCGAATTTCTGATGAAGCTATCTGGCTGATGGATAACAATATCCAAAATATTCATTTCCCTTATCAACCAGAATATGTTAAGGAACTGTTGAGTATCAAGCATGGTGAACGAACTATTGAAGATGTTCGGGATATGTTGGATGACAAGCTTGAATTGTTGCGATCATTGGAGAAGACATCAACCCTTCCAAAGTTGTCACTTGAACTTGAAACTAAGTTTGAAACATGGCTCTTTTTAAAGTTGGTTGAATTTTATGAATAAGTAACAAAGTGTAAACAGCTATTGACTCTTTCAAAGGGGTGGAATAAACTTCAGCCATACACAACGCAAAGAGGTTCTTAAATGGCTACCACATCACAACCAACTTCGTGAAGCAATCAAACTTTTATGTTGGGTAATGAGTGTTTGGATATAAAGAGGGTATTATGTCTGATTACAATAATGAAGAACAAGATCCAGAACCCATAGTCACCAATAAACCTGCACCCGGTGATTTGGTTATTGGTGACTATGTTTTTGCAAGTAAATGGTCTGACTGTGATCCTTGTGACCCATGGCACGTAGGTTTTGTTACAGAGGTTGGTGAAGGGTATATTGTTTGTGGGGCTGAAACCCCAAGACGATGGTTGAAAGCCATGCGTATCACCAAAGAGCAAGGCGCAAGAATCTGTACAGAATATCCTATTCTTGAAAAGAATTATGCACCTTTGGACTATAATGTAATAGCAGAAATTTTTGGTATTAAAAAATGAAACTCAGAAACCTTTCAAAAGCAAACTTTGTAAATGATGGGAGCCGCACACTTTTTTGAAAGTGTTATGGTTCAAGAGGTTGGGCAAGCTTTCAAAGATTTCATCAAGCAAACAAAAGGCTATAGTTTTGTTTTAATTGGTGGATTAGCTTTGAGCTATTATGTTAAGCCACGCACAACCATGGATGGTGATACATTATGGTTGACTACCATGGATATACCCGATCATCTTGAAGGGTTCAAACGTCAACGCAAAGAAGCTTTTGAACATAAACAAACTGGTGTAGAAATTGAAGTATTAACACCAGAATATATCAACATGGATCAAAATATTGCTAAAACCATTGTAAAAACAGCAATTGAAAGAGATGGTGTTAGAATTGCTTCTGTTGCCGGTTTGATTGTCTCAAAACTAAAACGGTTTTCTCGGCAAGATCAAGCTGATATTGAAGCTCTTATCAAATTTAAACCCGATGTCCATTTGGATGAATTTGATTTGCCACAAGAACTAATATCTCGTTTCTTCAGTATCAAGAACGAAATGTAAGTGGAAAAAGAAAATATGGATATTGATAAAATTATTTTGGAATTACAAGTTTTGTTCCCAGATAAAAAATGGAAACGAATGACCGATTATATTCAAAGTTTTAAATGGCATGTTATTACACCCAATACACTTAGATGTGAAGGATCTTTAGAAGACTTTTTTAAAAAAGTCTTTGATACAACCAAGTATAATTTCCACACAATATACCTTTATGATATTACTAAAGATGAACAAGGTTGTACTCTTGTAAGATTTAATGCACTTTAACTTTCTCTGTTTACCCCTTAACTAAATTTTGTATATGACTCAAAAGACTTTTGCTGAAGCTATTTTCTCAGCCGAACAACATTCAAAACAACAACCAAAGTTTGAAGCATTATCAGGGCTTGATGATGAATCTTTGAAATTGGTTGTTGAGGCATTAAACCCTTATCGGGTTTTTGGTGTGAAGAAGTTTGAATTTCCAAAAACTTATGCTCAGGTTGACCCTGCAACCTATCAAGAATTCTTCACCTTGCTGGATGCATTACATGAACGTGCATTCACTGGAAACGCTGCACGATCCTACATCACTACCACCCTATCCAAGTTCACAGAAAACACAGCCAAGGCCCTTTCTCGGGTCTTGCTGAAGGATCTAAAGTGTGGTGCAAGCCCTGTCACCTTTGAAAAGATTTATCCAAACCTTGTGATCCCAAAGTTTGAACTTATGGGCGCTGAAAAGATGGCTAAGGATTACAAGTGGAAATTCCCTTGTATCGCAGAAAGTAAGGTTGACGGCCAAAGGTTGATTGCTATTGTAAAGACGAACACATCAAAAGCTCATCAATTGGTTTTTGGTAATCAACGAGAAGTAACGTATTATTCTCGTAGTGGTAAACCTTCAGATTATGTTGTTGGTTTGTTTGATGAAGAACTATGCAAGATTGCCGACCATATTGGATGTGATATTATTGTTGATGGTGAAGCCTTGGGTGATTCATTCCAAGAAACCATGAACGCCAAGGGTTCCGATAATAAAGAAGCCAAAGAGAAGTTAAAGTTTATGGCTTTTGATATTATGCCGTTGAGTGAATGGAATACTCAATCTTGTTCCTTGCCTCAGATTGATCGTTCGGTATTGCTTGAATATACTATTGAACAGGTTCAAGCCAAGAAGATTTGTAAGTCAGAATACAAGATCGTTAATACTTATGACGATGCAAAAGCTTTTTATGAATTGATGCTTCATAAGGGTTATGAAGGGTTGATTATCAAATATACTGATGGTAAGTATCAATGGAATATGGGCGCTCAACGTGGGCCAGAATGGACCAAATGGAAGCCTGTCATGGATGTTGATCTTAAGATTGTGGGTTTCTTTGAAGGTGCCAAGGATACAAAGAATGAAGGTAAGTTAGGTGCATTCTTGTTAGAAGGACAAGATGAAAATGGAAACAAGATTTCAACCAATTGTGGGGGTATCAAGGTTTCTGACCCGCGCCTATCTTCTCTTGTTGAATCTCTTGCCAAGAAAGAAGGTGTTGATCTTAAGGCTAAAGATTCAAATGGCAAACCTGTAACAAGCAAGGATCAATTCTTTCGGGAATACGTTTATTCTCATCAAGCAGAATTCCATGGTAAGATGTGCCTTGTAGAAGCACAGGAATTAACTAAGGCTGAAGGTTCAACGACTTATGCTTTACGATTTCCTCAATTTGTTTGTATGCGCCCAGATAAGGATTGAAATATGAAAAACGTTTTTTATGAGAATGAAACACCACTAACATCCCATCTTCCAAATGGTTACTATATCATTTCAACAGAGGTAGGAACAGATTCATGTTTAGTGTATCTGTATGATCACCCTGATTTTGAGGGTGT